ATACATTAAACGCAAATGTTAAATCTACAACAATTACAATTAGAGGCATTGATGTATTACCAAGAACAAACATAATTTTTGACCTTGTAAATGCTGCCTTTACTGCGGCAAATAGTGGTGGTTCTTACGCAAATTCAGCATTTTTAGTTGCCAATAGTGTTGCAGCTTATTCCAATACTGTTGATGCTACACAGAATACTAGCATTACCGCAGCATTTGTAGCTGCTAATAGTGCCGGTGTATATGCCAACGGTGCTTTTTTAGTAGCTAATAGTGTTGCTGCCTACTCTAATACTGTTGATTCTACGCAGAACACTAGTATTACCGCAGCATTTACCGCAGCCAATTCTGCTGGCGTTTATGCTAATGCTGCATTTGCAAAAGCAAATACTGCTAGCGGAGCTTCTTCTTCTGGTTACTTAGCAAATACTATTATTTTTGCAAACTCTACTGGTGTATTAAGCAATACAAACAATTTACAATTCTTTACAAGCAATAATACTGTTGTTGTTGCAGGAAGTGCAGTTGCCACAATAGGCGATGCAATGGCAATGGCTATCGCACTAGGATAAATAAACGATTATGGCTAAACCAACTACAAGAGCAACATTTAAAAATTACTGCCTACGGCGACTAGGTTTTCCTGTCATTGACATTAATGTGGATGACGACCAAGTAGATGACCGGATTGACGATGCCCTTCAGTTTTTTGAAGATTACCACTTTGATGGTGTAGAAGAAATGTTTTTAAAGCATCAAATTACGGCCGCAGATATTAACCGTGGTTGGATATATTGCCCTGATTCTGTTATCTTTGTGACCGCAGTTTTTCCGTTTGATGATTCTAATTCATCAATCAATATGTTTGATTTGCGGTATCAATTGCGATTACACGACCTATATGACTTTACATCGGTATCATATGTGTCGTATGAAATTACCATGCAACACCTTCGGTCATTAAATCTATTATTTTCTGGCACACCACAATTTCGTTTCAATCGTAAACAAAATAAAATATTTTTAGATATTGATTGGTCCCGTGACCTTTTAGTTGGTGAATATGTAATTGTAAAATGCTATCGTGCTTTAAGACCCGAAACAATTACTCTTACAGGTACCGTAGCCGCAGCGCCAGGTTCAAATACTGTTACGGGAACAGGCACAATTTTTGACCAAGAATTGTTAGAAAATGATTTTATTAATATCAATAATGAAAGTATACAGGTTAAAAAAATTACTTCACCAACAACATTAGAGTTGCAAACGCCGGTTTCATCTGTCGTTTCTGGTGGTTCTGTAACCGTAACTGGTGTTTCAGATGTTTGGAACGACCGATTCCTTAAAAAATATGCTACTGCTTTAATTAAACTTCAATGGGGTAATAACTTATCTAAATTTTCTGGTATACAAATGCCTGGTGGTGTAACACTAGATGGTGTTCGTATTGCAGAAGAAGCCCGAGAAGAAATTGCAAAAGTAGAAGAAGATTTATTCCAATTCAACAGCTTGCCAAGTGAGATTATTACAGGTTAAAATGAATGGCAACCAACAACTATTTCAATAATTATCCATCAAGTCAGATAACCAGCGAACAATTGCTGGTTGAAGATTTGGTCATTGAGGCCATGCAAATCTATGGCATGGATTGTTGGTATTTGCCAAGAACAACTCGTGACCAAGTAGATTATTTGTTTGGTGAAGATACTCTTAAACAATACATTACTGCTTATCCAATTGAAATGTATTTAGAAAATGTTACAGGTATGGATGGTGAGCAAGATTTTATTTCTAAATTTGGTTTAGAAATTCGTGATGAAATGCAGTTTCTTGTTTCTCGCCGCAGATTTAAAGCAACAATACCACTTGAGCGCCCATTGGAAGGTGATTTGGTTTATGTTCCTTTGGTTAAAAACTTTTTTGAAATTACTTTTGTGGAACATGAGAATGACCAAGCCATGTTTTATACACTAGGTCGTGGTCGTGGTGGTAATGTTTATGTCTATGCATTAAAGCTTAAACAATTTGTATTCTCTAACGAAATTGTAAAAGTTGGTGTATCTGAAATTGATGACCAAATTCGCAATTACTATTCTCGTACCAGAATAGCATTAGATGCTGGTGGTTCCGGTAAGTTTGTAAATGATGAAGTAGTTTACCAAGGTGCTAACTTAGCCTCAGCAACAGCACAGGCTCTTGTTTACGATTTTTCTCCAAACACTTCCATTGAAATATACAGAACAATAGGTACTTTTGCTTCTGGTAGCTCAGTTAAAGGCAATACAAGTAATGCAAATTGGAATATTGCATCTACCTCAGATTTAATACCAATGGATAATGCATTTGAAGATATAAGAGATAATAACCGCATTGAAACGGAAGCAGATTCAATTATTGATTTCACGGAGACCAACCCGTTTGGTGAGCCATAATGTTAGGCAAAGCTCAATATTACAATCGGTCAATTCGTAAAGTAGTCGTTGCTTTTGGCACACTCTTTAATGACATACAAGTTCAAAGATACACTAAAGATGGTCTTACTAAAAAAGAAATCTTTCGTGTACCACTTTCTTATGCCTCAAAAGAAAGATATCTAACGCAAATTACTTCCGATCCAACTCTTACCAAATCAATTAATGTTTTTGTTCCACGCATTACATTTGAATTGATAGGAATGAGTTATGATAGTTCACGGAAGCAACAATCACTTATACAAAATTTTGCTAAAAGTGCATCTGGTGGTTTAAACACACAATATGCTCCTGTGCCATATGATTTTACTTTTTCCATGTCCATTTTTGTAAGAAATACGGAAGATGGCACACAAATTGTAGAACAAATTTTACCATTTTTTAAACCAGATTTTACAGTAACTGTTGATATGATTCCTAAAATGGATCAAAAATATGATATGCCAGTTATTTTAAATTCTGTTAACACTACAACAGATTATGAGGGTTCTTTAGGTGATGGTACCACTCGTTTAATTATTTGGGATTTAGAGTTTACGGTTAAAGGTTATTTGTGGCCAGCCGTTAATGAAGATGCTAAAGGACTTATTGGTGCTTATAGTGATGTATCTGGCCGCTATGGGCAAGCAAATACAAATATCTACATTGATACTCAAAATCGTGACGCACAAAAAGTTTATGTTGATATGGCAAATGGTAACAACTACTTTACCACATCAGAAACAATTCGTGTTGACCGAGATGGCAACAATGAAATAACCGGTAAAGTGGTTTATTTCAGTAACTCAGCATCAGGCATTTTAATTGTTGGAGAATTAGATTCTTTATTACAAGCAAACGATGTGGTATCAGGAGATTATTCTGGCGCAGTATACACAGTTACCTCTGTTGATATTTCACCACTTAAAGCAGTTCATATTGTCACACAAGCTGTTCCTGCAAATACAGCACCAGATGATAATTTTGGATTTTTAGATACAATTACAGAATGGCCTGAAACATTAATATGAAAAAATTAAATGAAAAATTGTCTGAAGCTTTACAAATAGAACCAATACCTATTGCAACTGAAGTTATTGAATTAAAAGATCCGGTTGAAGATGATGCTGAGTTTGCTCGTCAAAACCTGCGTGATTTAATTGAAAAAGGTAATGATGCGGCAGACCATATTATCTCTGTGGCAAAGCAATCAGACCACCCAAGAGCATTTGAAGTCGTTGCAGGTATGTTAAAGAACCTTGCAGATATGAACAAAGACCTGCTAGAAGTGCAGAAACGCAAACAAGACCTACAACCAAAAGTGACCAATAATACACAAAATCTTACGATAGATAAGGCAGTATTTGTTGGTTCTACGGCAGAATTACTTAAACAATTGAAAGAAAATAAATAAAACCATGGAAACATTACAAGAAATAATGAAGAAAGTCCTTGCAGATACATTTGCTTTGTATTTGAAGGCCCACCAGTACCATTGGAATGTAGAAGGTCAAAACTTTCCACAATACCACGAATTTTTTGGTAATCTTTATGAGGAAATTCATGGTGCGGTAGATCCAATTGCTGAACACATTCGTTCACTAGATGCCTATGCACCTGGCTCTTTTACTCGCTTCATGGAACTGACCGACATTGAAGATGAAACAACGGTTCCGGCCGGTGTAGAAATGGCCCGGCGTTTAATGACCGATAACGAAAGAGTTCTTGCCACTTTAAATGTTGCTTTTAAATTAGCAACAACAATGGACAAACAAGGGCTTGCAGATTTTATTGCAGGTCGCATAGACATTCATAACAAACACGGTTGGATGCTTCGTAGCATCACAAAGTAAATGGACAGCGGTTATCTTGGTAACTCCAACTTAAAAAAAGTTGGCGTTGATATATCATTCACCGAAGAACAGGCACAAGAGTTTATCAAATGTGCCCATGATCCTGTTTATTTCATTAAAACCTATGTAAAAATTGTGAATGTGGACTTAGGTCTAATTCCTTTTAATATGTGGGATTTTCAAGAAGAAATGGTGCGTGACTTTCATGCAAATCGTTTCTCTATCTGTAAAATGCCTCGTCAGGTTGGTAAAACTACTACAACGGTTGGTTATATGTTGTGGTGTGTTTTATTCCAAGAAGAATACAATATTGCTATTCTTGCTAACAAAGGTCAATTAGCTCAAGAGATTCTTTCTCGTATACAAAAGGCCTACGAATATCTTCCATTGTGGTTACAACAAGGCATCATCACATGGAATAAAAGAAATATTGAACTAGAAAATGGTTCAAAGATATATGCTTACGCAACATCTGCAGCCGGTGTCCGAGGCGGAACATACAATCTGATTTTCCTAGACGAATTTGCTTTCGTACCTAAGAACATGGCAGATGAATTTTTTACATCTACTTACCCGGTTATTTCTTCCGGTCAAACCTCTAAGGTTATTATAGTTTCTACACCGTGTGGCCTCAATCATTTCTATAAGATGTGGGTAGATGCCACAGAAAAACGCAGCCTCTATAAACCAATTGAGATTCATTGGTCGCAGGTACCAGGCCGTGATGCAAAATGGAAAGAAGAAACAATTCGTAACACTTCAGAAGAACAGTTTCGCCAAGAGTTTGAAACAGAGTTTATTGGTTCTTCTGCCACTCTGATTACTGGTGCTAAACTACGAAGCCTAGCATTTTTTGATCCACCTTGGCAAGAAGAAAATTTGGACATTTACGAACAACCAATGCCAAACCGGTTGTATATTGCCACCGTGGATTGTTCGGAAGGTGTTGGTTTAGATTATCATACCATTAATATCATAGATGTGACGCAGGTGCCTTATCGGCAGGTTGCTAAATATAGAAACAACAAACTGCCTCTTTTGTTCTTTCCAACAGTCATTTATAGCCTGTGCAAAAGATACAATGAGGCCTACGCATTGATTGAGACAAATAATGTAGGCCAACAGGTGGTAGACATTTTACATTATGACTTGGAGTATGAATATGTTTATAAGATTGACCATCACCACATCAAAGGTCAGACCATTTCAGGTGGTTTTAAAAGAGCATCCAATTTTGGTATTAAAACAACGAAAACAGTTAAAAAGATTGGTTGTGCTAACCTCAAAACCCTCATTGAATCAGATAAATTAAAGATACAAGATTTTGACACCATAGCAGAGTTAAACACCTTTGTTCGTGTGAGAGATTCATATGCGGCAGAAGAAGGTAATAATGACGACATTGTGATGGGTTTGGTACTATTTGCATGGTTAACTGCACAAACCTACTTCAAAGATTCTACAAATATTGATATCCGTAAAGTGCTTTTAGAAGAAAATAATATGCTTACCGATGAAGATTTGGCACCTGTTGGGTTCATTGATGATGGTCTGAAACCTGAGGTGACAGTAGATTCTGGTGATGTTTGGACAGAAAAAGGGTATCTTTCATCAAATCTGTAAAAACATAAATAGAATATAAATTTGAAAGAATTGACCCGATAACAAAAGGAGAAATCCATGGCATTTCAATTATCCGCTGGGGTAAATGTATCAGAAGTTGACCTGACTACAATTGTCCCTTCAGTCGCCACCTCAATTGGCGCATTTGCCGGTCCGTTCGCCTGGGGTCCAGCTGGTGAAATCATCACTATTTCCGATGAAGTCCGTCTTGCTTCTACATTTGGCAATCCGGATTCTACAAATTATGAATACTGGTTCTCTGCCGCAAACTTCTTGGCCTATGCAAATAACCTTAAAATTGTTCGTGCGTTTAGCGTAGCAGACACTCGCAACGCAACCGCAAACGGTTCTAACAATGTAGTGTTAATTAAAAACGATGATGACTGGTTTAACAATCGGTCAACAGGCTCTTCTAATACATACGGCGAATTTGCTGCTCGTTATGCTGGTGCTTTAGGTAATTCACTTAAAGTTTCTTTGGCAGATGCTGCAACATTTTCTACTTGGGTATACAATAATAACTTTACTTCTGCTCCAAATACTTCTACCTATGTTTCAAATGTAGGTGGTGGATTTGACGAAGTTCACGCTGTTGTTATTGACGAAGATGGTAAAGTTACAGGTACCGCAAACACGGTGCTAGAAGTGTTTCCGTTTATGTCTAAAGCTTCCGATGCAAAAGATGATAGCGGCAACTCTAGTTACTACAAAAATGTGATTGAAGCTCAGTCACGATATATTCATTGGATGGATCATCCATCAACTGGTGCTGGCACAGGTTGGGGTTCTTCTGCTAACAACTCCAATTTTGCAAACCTCACTTCTGTTGTTACTCGCTCACTTTCTGGTGGTGCTGACGGTACAATTTCTACCGCCAATGTGGTAACAGCATACGATTCTTTTGATCCTGCCGAATCAGTTGATATTTCTCTGGTTGTTTCTGGCCCAGCAAATCAAACCATTGCAGATTCTTTGATTACAATGTGCGGCACTCGTAAAGATTGCCTCGTATTCTTGTCGCCAGAGAAAGCAGATGTTGTAAACAATGCTGGTTCTGAAGTTACTGATATGGTTGCTTATCGCAACACACTTACCTCTTCCTCATATGCAGTTCTAGATGGTAACTGGAAATATCAATACGACAAATATAACGATGTATACCGCTGGGTTCCATGTAACGGTGATGTTGCTGGTCTCTGCGCTAGAACAGACCTTGAGCGTGACCCATGGTTCTCGCCAGGTGGACTGAATCGTGGTGTTCTGAAAAATGTCATTAAGTTGGCCTTTAATCCAACAAAAACAAATCGTGACGATATGTATGTAAAAGGAATTAACCCAATCGTTTCTTTCCAAGGCGAAGGTACAGTTCTATTTGGCGATAAGACAATGCTAAGCAAGCCATCTGCGTTTGACCGCATCAATGTTCGCCGCCTGTTTATTGTTCTGGAGAAAGCAATTAGCCGTGCGGCCCGATTCTCTCTCTTTGAATTCAATGACCAGTTTACCCGTGCTCAGTTTGTAGCACTTGTAGAACCATTCCTCCGTGATGTGCAAGGTCGCCGTGGTATTACTGACTTCCGTGTTGTGTGTGACGAAACAAACAATACAGGTGAAGTAATTGACCGCAACGAATTTGTTGGTGACATTTATATTAAACCTGCTCGTTCAATCAACTTCATTCAGCTTAACTTTGTTGCCGTTCGGACAGGTGTTTCGTTTGATGAGGTTGTAGGACAGTTCTAAATAGAGAAACGGGAGAAAATTAAATGGCTTTTTCAGTAAACGAATTTAGAAGTCAAATGGTTGGTGACGGTGCCCGTCCTAATCTATTTGAAGTTTCTATGCCATTTCCTGCGTTCTCTGCACCAGGAAATGCACAAACAAAACTAACATTCATGTGCAAGACAGCACAACTACCTGGCGCAACGCTAGGTGTTGTGCCTGTTCAATACTTTGGTCGTGAGCTCAAATTTGTAGGTAACAGAACATTTGCTGACTGGACAATCACAGTTATCAATGATGAAGATTTCATTATTCGTAACGCCTTTGAGCGTTGGATGAATGGTATCAACTCACATAATCTGAATGTCCGTAACCCAGCTGCACTTTCACCACTTGGCTATACCGTTGATGGTGATGTTACGCAGTTTGGCAAACAAGGCAACACTCTGAAGAAATACAAGTTTGTTGGACTCTTCCCAAGTGATGTAACTCCAATTGATGTTGATTGGGGTTCAAACGATACAATTGAGGAGTTTTCAGTTACTCTCACCTACCAGTGGTGGGAAGCAGTAGCAGACGGTGTAGTGTAAGAAGAAAGGCTTCGGCCTTT